CCTAAAATCTCACCCATGATCTTCATAAAATCCTTGAAGGACATGAGTTTTCCTACTCTGTGATGTCTTCTTGCTTTCAGTACGCCAGACTCAAATGATTCTTTCTTTACTTTCTTCTCTGGTAATCCTTTATGCTTAGTCTTAGCGAAGTCCTTTACGTCGGACTTGGACATGGAGGCTGCAGCTTTGGAAACCTCAGGCGAGGCTTTTTCCATTTCCCCTTTCTGAGTCGCTCTAACCATCCCGAAGAATCTTTGTTGGGATTTTGATTTGGCTCGTTCGGTGATTGGGTCAAATCCTCGTCCTTTGACGACATCTGACCAAGGTGCATATAAAGGACCTTCATAATTTTTCGCCTCGTTAGTTGGTTTCGTGGTCATTCCTTTCTGACCATCAGGAATACTAGGCATCACTTCAACATTACCAGATTTTTTCTTCTTGGATTTTACCTTACTTTCCTTTTTTTCGCAACCACAGTCTTCACGGAATTGCTTAAAGGATTTCATTTTTTCTTCTTCATTGCGAGGATTTTGCCTACCTTCTTGCGTCTAGCAATTAGGTACTTGTCGGACTTATCATGATCGCCATCATTGTCAATGTCCTTATCTTCTTTACCAACTGGATCTAGTTTTTTCTCAGTTAGTTCAACCTCTTCTTTCTTTGCAGTCTTCGCTGCCTTCTTAAATGCGTCCTTAGCAGGATAGTCTTCATGACCAGGCTTAGCAGGTGCTTCACCTCTCTTCCTCTTTGCATGAATGTTAGCATAGAGACCCTTCTTTGCTTCTTCTAGTTCTTCACCTTCATGAGTTACTTCGTCACCTGCTTTCACACAGTTAGGAACAGTCTTACCACCCTTTTTCTTAGTTCCTTTTGCCTTATATCCTTTCCAGCATGTAGAAGCACCAACGTTAGCCCTTGCTGTCTTCATGTCACCTTCAGCGGTGAAGTATCTTCTCTTCTCTAGAATCCAAGTCTCTCCGTCAAGTTCAAATTCTTCTGTCTCAAGGACTTCGTACTCTTCTTCTACCTTAAGTTCTTTTGCTCCAAGAGGAGTTACTTTCTTTACTTCCTTCTTTTTGATAGAAGTCTGTTCAATCTCAGCACCGTTAGACTGAGGATCCATTCCGTCAAATGGGGCTTCATGAATATCAGGCATGTGAGTACCTTGGAAGGTATCTCCGTCCATCCATCTACCATAGGATTCCATCAATCCACTGGAAAACTCGTCCTGATTTTTTACTTTATTAATTGGATCTGGTTTCTTCATCGTTCAAAAGGGAAGTTCTTCTCGTATTATTTATAGTTCTAATATTCTTTATCCATTCACGTAACATATTTCCATCGTCTGTAATTACAATGGCATAGTTACCACCCACTCTGTGGATACGTCCTTTGTCTCCTGTACGAGCAGACATAACAGCATCACCTTCCTTGAAGACTTCTGCTTGACGTTGCTGTTGTCGCAGTGCTTCTTCACGTAGCTTTTTAAAATCCTTCATTTAAAATTTTTAGGCAAATTTGCTGCAATTTCTGCCATTAATGCAGCACAATCTTGATCACGTAATGCGCCAGGAATACCAGAACGAAATGTTTTAAAGTCACCAGCGTGTGCTGCACGACGCATTTTTGTTCCTGAAATGGCAAAGGTATCACCGTCAGCATCTCTACTTCCAGAAGATTTAATATCAATCTTTCTGAAGGAAAAATCTTTTCCGTTATATTTATGGAGGAATTGCATGGCAGCAACCCTGTCAGAACCTACTAAAAATACAACCTCATCATATCCTGCCATCATAAGATCCTGTAGAATAGCCACTGGTTGTTTAGGACCTGAAAATATCTTGCCACGATGTTGTGGAAACATCTTATTCATATAGAATAACTTTCTATTAGGCAATAGAGGGTTGCTACCTTTAGTATCTACAGTCTGTGAAATGTATATACGATAATCATTATTACCAGCAGCACGTTTCACACCGTCAAAGTTTTCCTTGTGACCTGTGGTTGGTGGTTGAAACCTACCAAATGTAAAGTAGCAAACCTTTCCGTCTAACGCCATTGCTTTTGAAGAGTAAAGTTATTGTATGCGAACTCAAGACGATTAACGAATTTGATCATGTCTCCATCTTTATGAAGAACATATCCTTCAGGAGTTGTGACCTTATATCCTTTGTCCGTCTGGACAAAAGTTCTGAATTCTTCTAGATGATCCAGTTTATCTATAACCATTTGCTTCACTGCTTGTAATTCTTTATACAGTGCCAGCATGGTTTTGAATTTATACACATTATCTACAAGATAATTCTCACTCTCATATACCAGATTACGTTTCTTGACTAGGTTTGCAGGAGTCTTGATCTTAGCAAGTTCCTTACTCATCTTTGCATGATAAAAATTTCCTAGCTCATGTAATGCTTCATCTACATTACCAATAGTACGAGCATTTTTAATTTCATTATTAAAAAATTGCTTTAGATAAGATGATATGTGAAACTTAGCATCACCTGTAGTGCCACTAGCACCCACTAATTCATCTAAAAAATCACCACATATATGACACATGCGTTCAATCTTTGATACATATGAATCAAATTTTGTTTCTTCTGTATGACTTAACCCAACACGATCCATAGGTGTGTCATTCTTTATGACAAGAGCCTCTGTTGATCCGTTTACTTTTGCACCAGCAAGAGCTTGCATAGATTGAAAGTCATCACCTGAATAATGTGTATGAAATACTACGCCGATCTTTGCTCTGCCCGCTGCTTGTCCAATAGGATGATCAGTAGGAATAGCATAGGTAATCGTATTAGGTCTGAATGTGTAAAGTCTTTCACCATTGATTGTTTCTGTCCTTAAAGTAGATTTAGTAAAGAGAAGATCGCCTTGAACAATACCTCTGATACCTAGACCAGAAAAATATTTCAAAGAAAACTTAAGTTTCTCTGCAAGGTCACCTTCATAGTATAGATCCACATCAAAATCTGTGTAGCAAATCTTTGGTGTTTTTGCAAAGACAGATTTAGTTCCTACAAAAAACATACCACTATTAGGATCAGTGCCACATATAACTGATGGTGCTCCATCCCATTTTGTCTGCATGAAACCTGTACTGTTGTCATTACCAAGCATCTTGCGTAACTCTTTTAAAAAAGACACAGCGGCTTTGCAACCCTCAACTCCATAGTTGAGCATCTCATCTTCTAAATGTTCTAAGTGTTTGAGTTGCTTTACGTTTGCCATTAGTCTTGGAATACCGTCTCTATACTTTCTCCTTTCATTTTATATCCAGACTGTAGTTTATCTGGATACACACGATCTGGATCAGATGTAGTTCCTCTGTCAGAGGTGTTTCTAATATTAAATGTCATGTCTAAAAGAGGTGTACGCATGTGAATGTTTACTCTCTTTGCTCCACCTGTTTCACCACCATATGAAATTCTAACATCAGTAACATTTGCTGCATTGTTCAAAAATTGCTTGGTAATCTCCATGTGTTTGATTTTACCTTTGTTCAAATGAACATAATGATATCCATATCCAAGAGATCCTTTAATTAATTCTTGTAGTAAAGCTTTATTATATCTTGGTGAAGCATCTAATACTTTAAAATTTCTATTACCAGACTGGTATTGATTAAACGTTGCACAGAATGTTGCTTCATCTAATCCAAAAGTTTTCATCAAAGCTATACCATCAGTGGTAGTAATTTTTCCTGCCTTTACCTGATCAACAGGAAAAACATTTGTCTTAAGACCTAAGTTAGATAGAGTTGTTGTACCACTAGTTTTTAATGACAGATAATACTTATGAAGTGGTTTATTCTTACACTTACTTAGTAAAGTTAAGTCCGTAATAGTAGCACCAATATCATATCCAGTTGATATTGATGCAGTTCCAATTTTCCAATGTCCATTTTCAAGTGACATAGGTCTTTTTTTATTCTCTCCACCCTCTGCAATAACATTGACTGCAATACAATCTTCTAGGTGGTAGTGTTTTACTAGACCGTAAATAAAATCTTTGTATTTATTATTAGCAAGTTCACTAGTCTCAATCCAATCGTTGATACCTGCCTCTAATTGTTGTTCAAATAAATTTCCTTGGTTACCAGATCCTCTATTACCTCTACTACCATCACCAAAGTCTACCTTCAGTGCAGTTATCTTTAACTTCTTTTTTATCTCTGCTTTTGTAAATTCTGTTTGTAATGCTCTAGCTATCTTTACTTGTTTTTTATTAGTAGGATCAAACGCAAGAGGATTCTCCATGCCATATGTACTGACAAGATAGTTCCATAATCTCAATCCTTCTGCTGCTGTAGCATTGTCCATATGTTTTACAGAAGAACCTGCATCTGAAAACGTAGATGGTATAAGATTATATGCCATAAGAAAACCTCCCTTCTAACTATTTAGAGGAGAGGTCATGACTCTAATGATGCACAATAAAATGCTTGTTAATGACATCAATACGTTCTTCTGCTTTTGCAATAATATCAAGTTGATCTTGAATAGCACCTAGAACATCTGAGTGTTCACCAATGCCTACAGGATTGTGTAGATAAATCTCAACATTAGTTTTTGCTTTACTGATTTCACCTTGTGCTTGCTCAAGCAAAGATGTTACTGTTAATTCTCTTAAATTACAGGACATTGTTTTTTCTTCTATGTAGGTTATGTCAGGTTGATTGATGTAATGTGTTTCGTAATCTCCACTCATCGGTCTCCTGCTGCACGAACTTCAGATCTATTGATCTCAAACTTACCGCCAGGATATCGTTTCTCAAGTTTCTTTACATTACGTTCAATGACTTCATCAAATGAGACATCCAAAGCCATTGTTGCTTGAGCGACATACCATAGCAGATCACCCAACTCAATGATAAGATGCTCACGGTTGTCTTCGTTCCATGGTTTTCCTTGGAATACCATCTTCTTAATGATCTCAAGGAACTCACCACCTTCAGCATTGATCCCAACACCAGCAGTAAGAAGACGCTCAATGTTGGCACCCTCACGATCCAACTCGCCAATACGATCAGCGAAGTCAACAAAGTTTGTTGAAGCTTCCGAAGTAACTCCAGAAACAAACTCTTCATAACGGTTAAAATTAATGGTCATACATTCCACTCTGCGAATTTTGATAGTCTTGATTGTGTATCAGCAAATTGCTGGAAGTCCTCACCAGGATCTTCTTCACTGATGCTGATAGCAGACGCATCATCTGCAACATCATACAGCTTCATTTTTGATCTGTCAATCCCCACCATGAATTTTCTAGAGGTAACGAGGTCTGAGTATCTGTTTTTAAGTTGTTTGACCAAGATGCGACCTTGTTGCTCAAGCTCCTCAGTAGATATAAGGGCAAACATAAAGTCAGCAGTGGCAGGTAGACCAAAAGACTCAGAAGTATCGGTAAGGTCTGGATCAGAATTGCCATAACCACTACGAGTAGTTTGAGTGGCAGAGACAATAGGGACAGAACATTCCACAGCAAGACCGCGAAGCTCCTCCGCAATCGCCTTAACGTAGGTATACGAGTTAACAATGGCACCTTTGTACCTCACACTTGCACATATGTTTAAATAATCAACGAAAATAATATCT